TATATTCTACTCGTTTATTTATAAATAATATTGCAGTTCCTATAGATCAAATTAGTGAGATTAAAATATCTGATCCAATTATAGATACTAATGCTCAATTCTTTTATATTGGGACTTTTATATCTAAAAAACTTACTATAACTTTTAGAAATTTAGAAGGATTAGATATAAAAAGTGGTGATGTAGTTAGCCTTGATATAGGTTTACAATTAGAAGATACTGAAAGTGAACCAGGAGAAATCATATATGAGACAGAATTTGTACCGATGGGTAGATTCTTAATCGATGATTTAGATGAAAATTATTATACTAAAATGGAACTTACATGTTTCGATTTCTCTATTTTGTTTAAAAATACAGTAGACTATAGTCCATCTTTTAATCAAGACGGTTATGTAACTATTGATGATTTGTTAATATGGTTGGCTGATTTTTATCATGTTAATCTTGGATCTTATCCATCATTAAATGGAAATACTCATATATCAGTTTTCGATAGTAGAGTAAGTGGTAAAACATATATATCTTATATAGCTGAAATTAAAGGCTGCAATGCAAAATTTGATCGTTTAGGCACTCTTACATTAGAACCAATTAAAAAGCCTCCTATAGAGCGAATTGATGCCTTGAGAGCTAAATCTTGGTCTGTTGGAGAAAAATATAATATTTCACAAGTAACTTATTTTGATGGAGTTAGAAACTTTACATTTGGAGATAATTCAGAAAATATTTTAAATATTCGTATGGATAATATGTTTATAGTTGATGAGACTGTAATAGAAAATTTATATAATGCTATCGAAGGATTTGAATGTTGGTCTGTTGATTATGAAAGATTTGCTGATATTTCTAAAGATTCTACTGATATTTTAGAGTTTTATCTAGGACAAAATGATCAAGGGCATGATATTATTTATAATGCATGGAATGATTATAATTTAACTTATAAAACTAGTATTTGGACTAAAATAAATCCTAAAATACCTACTAAACAACAAGAAATAACTACTCAAAAGACATTTTCAGATGATCCTCATGTTAGAATTGTTCAAACTTTAATAGATCAATTAAATCAACAAATAATTTTATTTGCTGAAACTCAAGAAGGACATACCAATCAATTAACACAATTATTATTAGATATTAATCAAATTCAAGGTTTGTTTCAAATGACAGGTGGTAGAAACAGAATAATTAACTCTGTAGGTCTATTTGGAAATGATTATTGGAATAATACAGGGGATTTAATTCAAGGATTAGACACTACTTTAATGGGTGTTACATCTTCAATTGCTAAAAGACTTGTTAGAAATGGTATGATGCAATCAACTATTAATAATATTACAGGCATGCTTATAGGAAGCCCATTTACTTTTTCATATAAAGTTATAAATCAACCTAATACAACAACAATAGTCCGTTTAATTTCTGGCGAAGGTGTAACTATATTTCAACAAACTTATACAGATAGTTTATATTTATATGATGAAAGTTTTAGTTTTACTGCCGATTCGGCTGAATATACTGTTGAAATAGAAAGTTCGACTTTATATACAGGATTTGGTGGAGTTTCAGATCTAATGTTAAGTAATGCTGACAATGTCATATGGGAACCTCATGCAAGCGAAATAATATCAACAGTTGTTAGATTAAATCAATTGGGTATTACAGTATTCTCAACAGGTGCTGACATGGCAACTTTAATTAATGCAGAGGGATTTGGTATATATCACTATAATAATGGTGAATTTGGAGAAAAAATATCTGCTTTTACAGTTAATGGTATTGATACAGAACATATTTATTGCACTCAATTAAATATAGATGGATTAATAACAGTTCCTATAATACATCAAAATTATAAAAAATATTTAAGATATATAGTTGGAGGTAATGTATAATGAATCATTTAGAAACACCTCGTTGGACGACAGCAACTCCAGCAATATATGCAGACTTATTATATGACCATTATAGAGATGGAACAACAATGTATTATAAATTCAGAGTTGTTATAAGTACTGTAACTGGTGCTGCAAGCTTTGGTTATCCTATTTACTTTGAAGGACTTATAGATGATGTTTCAAGAGTAACATTTACAATGAAAGCAGCTTCACCTAGTCAATGGTCTAGTCAAATAGTTTACGAATCTGGATGGTTTTCAGTTCCTAATAGAGTTACGGGCACAACTAAATTAACATTTAGATTATATTCTGGCTCTGGTAGTACTAGAAATCAATCTTGGAGTTATTGGATTAATGTATTGCCCGCTGCTCCAACAGCAAATGTATCTAATAACTTTGTTGGAGATAATTATTTAATATTTAATTGGACTTCATCTTTAACTGCTGATGCAGTTCAATATAGATTAAATGGTGGATCTTGGGTTTCAACAGGACATTCAGGAACATCAGGATCATATACAATTAGTGGATTAAATGAAAATACAACTTATAATGTTCAAATTAGAACTAAATCACAGGCAAGTCAATTATGGAGTAATGAACCTTCATATAATGCTACTACTCTGCGTTTTCCATATGTAACTAGTTCACAGAGTTTTACAGTAGGAAATTCTATAACTGTTGGAATATTTAATCCATTAGGTAGATCTTTAACTCTTTATATGTATAATCCAGCAAATACTCAATTACATAGTGTTTCTGGATTTACTGCTGGAACTATGGGATATAGTGTTACACCTAATGCAACAAATCTATATAATTCGCTTCCTAATGGTACTAGCTCTACTTATAGGCTGCGTCTTACAAGTTCTGTAAGTGATAAGTATACTAACTATGATTGGACTTATTCAATTAACCAGTCAGCTAATATACCCACTTTCCCAACATTAGTTGGAGATGCATTTTTATATGAAGATATAAATGCTATAACTTTAGCTTTAACTAATAACAATCAAAAATTAATTAGAAAATATTCTCAATGTCAATTTACCATAACAAATAAAGCTCAAGCCAAAAATGGAGCAACAATTTTAAGGTATAGATGTGATTGGGGAGGACAAAGTGATAATGTTAATGAGGCAGTAGGCAACTTAACTAAAGTTATTTCAGGTGGTATTAATAGCATATTAAGAGTATGGGCTATAGACAGCAGAGGATTAGAAAGCAATCCATTACTAATTAATTTAGATCAAAATTTTATAAATTATACTGATCCAACAGTTACTAGAGTTAGTACTCAAAGACAAAATGGTGTAGATATTATTACAAACTTAATTTTAGAAGCTGGTATATGGCATGGTAATTTCGGTGTAGGTAATAATAGTGTTCAAGTATTTGAATATAGAACTAGACCATCTAATTCACCAACTTGGTCTGCGTGGTTTGAAGATACAGAAAATTTTAAATTAAAATATAATTATAATAACGGTACTATTACACTTAATATTTCAGATGATTTTCAAATTCATGCAAACGGATCTACTGGTGGATTTGCTGTCGGTCAAGAATTTCAAATACAAATTCGTATCTCTGATGGAGTATCTAAAGATTTTCCTGATGTATCATTAACAAATTTAGTTTTAAATTCAGATTTTTCTGAAGGATTAAATCATTGGTCTGCTATTAATGTAACAAATATTACAACAAATAATCTTGCTATAGATTCTGGAGATATTAAATTTGAAATACCTTTTGGAGTTTCGTTTGGTTATTCAGGAGTTTACTGTAATGATCAAAATCTGAATTTAAGCAGTAGTAGAAAATATTACGGAAGAATTCTAATGAGAACTAATAGTTGGGGAGCACCCCCAACATCAAGTAAACCAAATTTTTATATATATCCATTTCCAGCTAAACAATTTGATTTACCAGAAACTTTATCAACCCAATATCTACCATTCAGTTATATAGGATATCCTTCTTTACAAACTACACAACCTGTCAGATTTGTAATTATGTATATGTATTTCAATTCTGGGAGAATGCCATATGTAACAAGGTTAAGAGAGCCTATGATTGTTGATGTTACTGATCTCTATGGAGTTATAGGAAATTCTGATCAAGAGATTTTAGATTTTATGAATGAATTACCATTCTTTGCAACTCAATATGAATCAATATGGGATAGAATATTTCAATCTGTAACAAGTGGGATTGCAGTAGTATTAGACGGGCAACCATTAGACTGTGTTCACAAAGATAATAATGGATATTACCATTATGCAATTGGTGGATTAAGTAGTGATGATTTTACATTAAATGTTTATAGCCCAGATGATCAAAATATTCATGCATTTGGTATAAATGGTGTTCCAATTGATTTAGCACATATGGGAGATGAAGTTAGGATCCCACAAGTAAATCCTTTAGGTTCTGCTGCATCTGGAGGCTGGAGACAAGTTGCCGATTCTTTATCAGTTAATTTAAAAAAAGGATATTATATAATAGAACATCAATTAAATTGTGAATATGCAGCTAACGGTAATGTAACTACTACTAGAATAATGTTAAATGGGTCTGAAATGGGTAATAGTAGAACAACCACAGGGATTGGTAATGTTACTATGGTTACAAGAACTATAGGAAGATTGAATTTAACAAGTGATAGTACAATAACTTTAAATGCGGAAACATATCCTACTGCAAACTTTACAATTACAGCTGGTGCATTCTATATTTTAAAATTAAAATAGTCGAGCTAAAAACTTGACTTTTTCTTTTCATGAGTTTATAGTAGAAACGGAAAGAGTATTTATATTAAGGTGATGTGATGGGCAATTTAAATTTTGATCAAATTATGCAGATTGCGGGGTTCATAGGTACTTTATTTACACTAGGTTGTATTCCTATAATCCTTAAAAAAATGGATAAACATTATAAGAGGGATAGTGTAATAGGACAAGAAAGACTTGTTCTTGATGAAGCTGATTATAAGATGACTAAATATAGTCGTAAATTAACCAGGGAAACAGCACAGGCTGTTAAAGAAGGACGATCAAATGGAGCTTTAACGAAAGCCATAGATGACTTTGATAAAGCATATGATATTCTTGAAAATGAAACAGAAAAAGCTATCCAAAAAATGAAAGATGAATATATAAAATTTAGTTAATTTTATAACGAGGTAGTATATGTTATTAAATATTTTTGTATTAGTATGTGAAGTCTTATTTTATAGTCTATTTATATATTTTGCAAAAAAAGAAGGTAGACTATGGAGATATATATTAGGGATTATTTTAGTAATATTAATAATCGGTTTTTTAGGAAGTCAAACATTTTTGGTATATTCAATTCAGGGATTATTGTTCTTATTTGTTTTAAAATATATAGTTAGAATTAATACAAAAGTTTTTGATTTAGTTTTAATTTCTTTATCTTTTATTATAAAAGCTTTCATAGAAATTATTTGTGTACTAATTTTAATGAATTTTGTTAATACAATATTTGTATATATTATATTAAGTTTAATAAAAGTTGGAACAATTTATTTTTTAAGGAATAAAATAGAATATATATATAATAAATTATTTAAAAAATGGAACAGTAATAATTTTTATATAAGATATGGTAGTTCAATTATAATTATGATTTATTTTATAGTTTTCATTGTATTTATATTGAGTAAAATTATAACCGTTCTATAGATTGGGGTGAACTATTATGTGGGGAAAAACATTTTTTGGCACTAAAAAATAGCCAATTTTAAAGGGTGATTTTATGAAATTTGATTTAGACAAATTGTCATATAAAACTTATGGGAATATTACGATTTTAAGCATTATCATTTTAGCATGTTTATTTTGTTTTATTCCTTTTTCCTTAAATAATTTTATATATTTACCATTGTATACAATAGAAATACCAATTTATCTATTTGTAAGAGGCAATCTAAAAGATCCTATTCATGCTATTGGATTAAATATATGTTATGTGTTAACTTTATTGTTTTATATCATGTTATTTTTTATAATAAAATTAAGTATAAATATAATTGGATCTTATTATGTTTTTATAATATCTAGTTTAATTAATATAATTGGTTGTTATTTTACAAGTACAGTTCCTAATAAAAAAGAAGAAAAAGGAAAATTATTCTTTGGAAAGAAACCAGAAGAAGGAAAATATAAATTGCTCTATGAATTTATGAAACATAATTATAATGATCCAAGAATATTAAAATATGAACAATTTTTATTAGATACAAATATGAAAAGATATAATATATTCCAAGCAACTTTTAGAGATTTTAGAACTAGAGAAGATGTATGTTGGAAATTCTTTGCTAGTGATGATTTGCATAAATTATATAAAGAATTAGATGCTATCTATTCAACTTTAGAATATTCATTAGGACTTAACGAATAAGTTCTTTTTTTATGTCCATAAATAATAGTGGACAAGCTATGTATAATTCAAAATATGAAAGGAATATATGAAAAGTACCTTTAATTACTTGCCCAATATATTCTTTTTATTTTTATTTAGAGAAGGAAGGTAAAAAAATGAACTTTGACTACATGGCGAGGGGTAGTTTTGGTTATGAAGGGAGTAGTATTGTGGCTATTTTAAAATCTAATGGTGAGATTTATGAAGTTAAATCCACGGGAGAACAAACTTTAAGGGGTTATTCGGTAGAGAGGGTTAAAGAGCTGCAAGAAAGACTAGATAATTATTATAGTAAGCTAGTCGAATTAGGTGTTATTAAGCCTGAATTAACACCAGAGCAGGCTATGGCTAAACAACTAGATGACAATAGTAAACAACAGGCAGAAATCAATAAAAATATGCTAGAAGCTATAGAAGGTCTTACAAGTCAATTAAAGATTTTGAAGGAGGCTAATAATGAATTGGTTAGAAATGATGGCAATGCAAATAGTGCCCAAAATATTTCCGAATATCACCCAGCAGAAACTCCAACAGACGATTCAACAAGCGAAACAGATAGTGGGAAATCCAAATTCGATACAAGAAGGAAGAAATAAATTAAGTCAACAAGGTATAACAAACGATGATTTAGATCGTATGTATAACAAATATGGAAAGTTTGCGGGATTATTTGGTGCTGATACAAGTAACATTAAAGATATGCTAGATCAACTTAAAGGTAAAAAGAATAATACTTATGATTATTATGATAAATACCCAAAAGTCTAGTCAAATTAATAGTTAATATATTGTTTAATTATTTCTAGTATATTAACTATTTTTGAAATATATAATAGAGGGGTGGTGAAAAATAAAATGGTAAACGAAAAATTTGATCATGTAATCGGTGGAGGCATGGGTTACGGAAGCGGATTCGGAGGCGGATCACTAATTGCATTTTTGGTTATTATTCTAGTTCTATGGCTATTATTTGATCGTAGAGATGATCATGGTAGAGGCGGATATGGATATGAAGGTCATGGCTGTGAATGTCATGGAACTCGTCCAGCATTCTATGATGAATCTAATTTTGAAGAAGAGAGAAATCTTGACAGAAAATTATGCGGTTTAGATCATGAAATATTAGAAGAAAGTCAAAAAACACGTGCTTTAATTGAAGCTAATTATATCCAAGATTTACGTGATAAATTAGAGGATGCTAGATTTGCAAATATGGAATTAAAGCAAACTGCATTTATCACAGCTCAAATAGGTGGAGTTGATGCAAAAATCGAAAGATTATCTTGTGAACTTCCAAAGAGACCTCCAGTATTCTCAACTTGTTCAGTTCCTTGTAACAAAGAAATCGTAACAGGCTGCGGAGGCTGCGAAAGACCTTTTGAAAGACCTTTTGACGGATTAGCATTTTAATTTTTTATTAAGACCGTTTGATGACATCGTGAAACATCATTAAGCGGCAAATAAAGCCGCTTTTATTGAGAGGAGTGTAATTTATGCTTGGAGGAATAATTCTTTTAACAGCTGGTTATTATTTAGGTAACAGAGAGTTCAGAGGAGCTTTTAACAAAGGTGTCAATGATCTTGCTAATGTTGTTAAACCTTTTGCAGATGGAATTATTAATGATATTAATAAAACTATGCAAAAAACACCAAAAAGTACAGTTTCAGAAGTGAATCCAGATGATGTACGAGTTTCCGAAAACGACAACGCAGACTACTAAATCTGCTTATATATCTGCAGCTACTAATTTAGGAATAGTAGTCATGACTTATTTTATTTTAAAATATAGCATCATGAATTATAAAGCTAATGAAATAACTGCCGAAAGAACATTAAAGGTACTTCAAGAAATTGAAGATATTGAAAAAAATATAGAAAACAAATTGAAATAAGAAAGGAAGATAATATATGTTTGATGAAGCTTCACTTTATCCACCAATTATAGCGCCAACATTGACACTTGTAAGTGGAACAAGTTTAACTTTAACATTCCCTACTACTGTAACATCAGTAGAATTAGGACAAAAATTTAGAATACCAGCTTTTCTAGCAGAGCAAATAGGTAATATAACTGGTAAAGAAGAAATTATAATTTCAGTAGCTGGCACTAATTATCCATTAGTAGCAAGACCTTCTGGAATATATATTACTTCACAAATGCTAGTTAAAGCATTTAAACAACCGAGAGGAGTTTTTGCGCCTTATTACTTAATTGAATTTGGTGTAAACGGTACTACAGATGTATTCTTTGGATTAAAAGGTTTTTATCCGAGAAGAACATATCTTGATGTAGTTACACCACCAGTTGATGCTAGTACAGCGGTTACAACAGGATAAGGAGGTATAGAACATGATGGAAAATTATGGTAATCCTTCTCCTTATAGCGGAACAGCTGGAGAATTAAATGCCGAATTAGATAAAATTGTTTCTTATCTTGAAAGAGGAAGTCATTGGCATAGACAAATTGCAAATGAATTACGTAAACCATCACTATCTTTAAGAGGATTTGGAAGATGGCATGAATGTGAAGCAAAAGGAGATTATTCTTCTATTGTTTGCATAGAAAAAATAGTAAGAGACAAATTAAATTACGATCCTAAAATCGATGTATCTATGATAGACCAAGCTAATAACTATATGGTTAATAGTGTAGAAGATTTTAAGGCTAGTTTTGAACTATGGATCAGTAATGAAAAAGCTTTAGTTGAATGTTTAAATAAAGCTGTTAATGCAAGTCGTACAGTTGATATTCAATTGTATAAAGACTTGATGTGCTTAACAGATGAAGTCCAATGTGAAATAATGCGTGCTGGAATGGCTAAAAGTCGTCTAGATGCAGCAAATTGGGGTTCTCACGATTTATATATCTGCAGTATGATGTTGCATAAACATTTCGAAGATTCAGATTCACTTGACTTTACTTTAAGCTAAAATGAACTCTGAACAAGCAGAAGTAGCAGTTAAAAAAAATATAAGTCTTTATGTAAAATATAAAAGCCTAGCTAGATTAGCTGAATGTGATGACAGAGCTAATAAATATAATAGTAAGGCTAGAGAGGAATTATATACAATTAAAAATATATATTCTAGATTTCCTAATACTGGAAAAATTATATCTAAAAATAAGGATTTAAAGAAACTACTTCTAGGAGGATAAAATTATATCATTTTAAATACTCTTTCCAAAATAGTAAAAATATGATATTATAGTATAGCTGTAGATTTATCTATAGCCCAAAATCCCCTTTACGGTCTGGCTTCTTGCCAGACTTTTTGTTTTATGTTATACTCAAACCATAGAAAGGTATAATGATTATGGAAAAAATTAAAAAGATTGCCAAATATACTACTAATATTTTAGCTATCATAAATGCTCTAATTATTGGATTAAATCCAGTTTGGAATATCCCGTATTTTGAAAAAATAACTGTAACTATAGCTACTATAATTGGTGTAATTGGTGTTTACTTGTTAGGGGGAAAAGCACTTGATAAATTTACAGAAAATGAATAAAAAAGATAAAGAAAGGAAGAAGAAAAATGGACGAAGTACTAAATCAGGAAGAAACTGTTGATACAGTTATTATTCCAGAAGTTGACGATACTGCGATAATTATTGAAGATGCTCCAGAAGAAACAGATTTTGAAGAAGTATCAGAAAAATTAAACTATGCAGAAGCTCCAATAGATAGCGAAGAAAAAGTCGTTGTTGAAGGAGATGATTCAAATGGCATTTAGCCCAAGAACAACTGCTCCAACTAAAGATAATAAATGGTATTTTAGTAACACCAATATATTTTATGCAAGTGGTTATGGAATGCCTAATTGTACTGCTTATGTATTCGGTAGATTTAGTGAAATTCTAGGATCTAAAGCTCAATTAGCAAATTGTGATGCAGGAGGTTGGTTTAACAGAGATGCTATAAAGCCAGCACCACCATATATTTATAATAGAGGATCACAACCACAGTTGGGAGCAGTAATTGTATGGTCTAAACCCAATGCGGGAGGGCATGTTGCTGTAGTTGAAGAAATAAAATCAGACGGCACTATTATTACATCTAATAGTGCATATAAAGGCACAAATTTCTATTTAAGGGAAATTAAACCGCCATATGCAATTAGTGGATATAAATTTGAAGGATTTATATATAATCCTGCTGTTAGCGAGCCTATTTATACTCCTGGGTCTAATCCAACACCAGATAAATATACATTAACCAGATTGCTTAAAAAGGGCTGTACTGGATCTGATGTAAAATTATTACAATCATTAATCGGAACTAAAGCAGACGGTATATTCGGAGTTAATACATTAGCTGCAGTTAAATCTTTCCAAAAGTCTAAAGGTCTATCTGTTGATGGCATAGTAGGTAAAAATACTGCAAACGCATTAGGCTGGAATTATAAATAATTATTAAGAAACACTCATGTCAAACTAGAGTGTTTTTTTTATTTTATAAAATTTATAATTGACATTGTATGTCGATAATGGTATAATGCAAATATCAGAAAGGTAGCGAGAGGAATATGGAAAAAACGAGAGTTAATTCAGATGCAAATGAATTTAATTATGACTTTATTAATACAATTAGAAAATTAGGAAAAGAAAACAGGATAGTTTTGGATAATGAATTTACTAGTAGAAACAAAAAATATAAAAGATTTTTATCTTCTTATAATGTTAAAGAAAATTATATAATTATTCGCCCATATGTTGAACCAGATAAAAAACAATAACTGATGGGTTATAAAAGAAAGGAGATAATTATGTGCTATGAACAAAGATCCTGCCGTTTTATTCTATAGCAATGACTTTTTAACTGGAGTTACTGATTTAACTATGGAAGAAAGAGGTCAATATATAACATTACTTTGTTTACAACATCAAAAAGGAAGATTATCTAAAAGAACAATAGACTTAAATATTCCAAATATTAGTGATTATGTTATGAAAAAATTTATCCTTGATGAAAATCAATTATATTATAATGAACGCATGGAATTAGAAACTTTAAAAAGACTTAAACATTGTGATAAGCAAAAGCTAAATGCCCTAAAAAGATGGCATCCTGAATGGTTTGATAAAAATGGAGATTTGTTGCCAAAGTATCTAGATGGTATATACGGTGGCAATGCCATGGCATATACCAACAGTAATGCCAAATCGATGCCTTTAGAAAATGAAAATGAAAATGTAAATGAAGATATAAATAATAAATTAATAAATATTAATAAAGAATTAAATAGTAATAATAAATTTATTAAACCTACTTTAGAAGAAATAGAAGAATATATAATAAATAATAACTATGTAGTTAGTGCAGAAGCATTTAAAGATTTTTATGATAGTAATGGTTGGAAGGTCAGTAAAAATCCAATGAAGGATTGGAAAGCCACTTTAAGAGGTTGGGAAAGAAAAGCTCAAGAAAAATTTAGAGACGATATAAAAAAGAATAAAGATGGAAAGGAAATATCTAATCCGTTTATAAAAGCTGCAATGAAAGAAGGTATGATAAAATGACAAAAGAACTGATAGCAGTAGAATTAATAAATTTAAAATTAGCATATCCTAACAGTTATAAAAATATAACGGAAGATGAAGGAATTGCAACAATAAATCTCTGGTTTGAACATTTTAAAGACGAAAACCCACTTAATTTTAAAAAAGCAATAAATAATTTGATATCTACTCTAGAATTTGCTCCAAGTATAGCTCAAGTAAAAAAAGAATTGTCTGTAATAACTATTCCAGAACTTAAAATTAATCCATCTGATGAATGGGATAAAGTCCTTTATTGCATTAGAACATTTGGAGATAGATACGAAAAGTGGAAAGATTTTATCAATGATAAAACATGGGAAGTAATTGAAGCTATGGGATTAGAGAGATTATCTAAAATTGAAACAAAAGATGTTGTGTGGGCTAGAAAACAATTTTTAGAGATGTATCAGAACAAACAAGATGGTATTAGTTCCAATAACCTTACAGATCGAATACCATATAGTGAAACTAAAATGATTGATTTTGATGACAATTTTGAAGATGAAGAACATTTTTTAGAAGATTAAAGAAAGGAGATGCGAGAGAAAATGAGAACAAAGATTAAAGATTTAGAACCAATGGTGATTGATATTTTAGAAAATTATCCACCATCAAGAACAGACGATTATAGACTTTATTTAAAAGTTATTGAAAGAATTAATCCAGAGGTGTTAAGATATCCGACTTATAATTTTTTACAAGGATTCAAAATATTCGGATTACCTAACTGGAAAACAATTGAAAGAATTAGAAGAAAAGTTCAACCAGCAGATTTTAGATATAATGTGAAAGATGAATATATGGAATATTCACAAGAACTTACAAAAGGAGCTAAATATGAAAAAATCTGAAATAATTAATGAATTAGTTGAAGAATTCTTTAATAATACTGAATTATTAAAGAAAAATTTATGTAGTTGGTCTGAAATCATATCAATCGAAAAAGATGGATATAGAATAAGCATAATTTTAGAAAAGGTGAAGAAATGAAGAAATTAACAATTGCAATTGATTTTGATGATACATTGCATATAAACGGAGAACCAATTAAAGAAAGATGTGAAATTGTCCGTAAATTAATTGAGTACGGACATAATATTTATATTTTGACCGCTAGTTTGCAGCCAACATTAAATGAAGTTGAGGGAGATTATTTTATAACTGGTGCATATATAAGTTTGCATAATAGAATTTATACTTGGTTAAATGACAATATAATGTGGAACGAATGGTTAATAACACCTATAAAACAACATATAACAGATTATTATGTTGATGCCAATTGCATGAGTTGGACTAAAATAGAAGATATATTGAACGGTGGTGAAGTAAAATAATGGAAGATTTAATATCAGAAATTCAAAAAAATATTGATAAATTACAAAAAGATCTAATAAAAGTTAGAGAACATAATGCAGAACTTGAAAATCAAGTTGGAGAATTAACTATAGAAAATGACATTTTAAAGAAAGGAGGACAAATCGAAGATGAACCAGAAACAAAATAAAGGAGAATTAATAGTAGTAGAGCAACTACCGATTATTAAGCAATATCTAGAAGACTTATCTATTGAAATAAAAGAAAAGGTAAATAAAATTTTAGATTTAGAATGTACAGAAGAAACAAAAAATGAAATTAAAAAATATCGAGCAGAATTAAATAAAGAATTTGAAGATTTAGAAACAAAAAGAAAAGAAGTTAAAAAAGCTATTCAAGAACCTTATGAACAGTTTTTAGAAATTTATGATACTAATGTATCTGGAATATATACTTATGCTAACAATCAACTAAAATCTAAAATAGATGAAGTCGAAAATATGCAAAAAGCTGAAAAGACTAATGATCTCATAAATTTCTTCAATGAACATGCATCAGCTAGACATATTGATGATATTGTAAAATTTGATGATGTTGGACTAAATATTACTTTGTCAGCATCAACTAATAGTTTAAACGATCAGATTGCTACTTTTTGCGAACGTGTTGCAACAGAAAGAGATTTAATAGGTAAAGACACCTACCAAGAAGAAACATTGCTAGAATGGCTTAAAAATGGGTTTAAAATGGCTGATGCAAAATTGTTAGTTATAGATAGACATAATGAAATGGAATTATTAGCTGAATCAAAGAAAAAATTAGAAGAAATAGAAGCTAAAGAAGAAGAAATTATTAAAAAAGTTGATGAAGTTGCTACTCCTAAAGAAATTGAAAAAATAGAAACAATTACATTTATGGTTCAAGGAACTAAAACTCAACTCGTAGGATTGCGAGAATATATGAAGAAAGAAGGAATAATTTATGAGTAAGAAAGAAACAAAGGCTGAATTAAATAAATTTAAAGAAACGGAAATTATTAAAATAATTGCTTTAAGAGATAATACTTCAGAAGCAGTAACAAAAATCCATACTGATATTGATTGTGATGATGCAGAATTTTTTGAAGCAATGTCTAGAATAATATATTCAACAATATCTAAAAGTTTTGATGACAAGAAATTACAGAAAAATATAGCTAAAGGAGTTTATAAAAGAATCAAGGAGTTGCTGAAAAATGAATAATCAATCAAGACCAAAATTTAGTGTTGCCTTACAAACGGATGCTATGAAAAATTTAATAAATAATACACTTGGAGATCCAGCTAAATCACAAAGATTTGTTTCAAGTATTACTAGTGCAGTAGCTACTAATCCAGCATTGCAAGATTGTGATCATAAAACGATAATATCTGCTGCGCTATTAGGTGAAGCATTAAATTTAAGTCCAAGTCCTCAACTAGGTCAATATTATTTAGTTCCTTATAAAAACAATAAGATAGGAATCACAGAAGCTCAATTTCAATTAGGGTATAAAGGATATATACAATTAGCAATTCGCTCTGGACAATATAAAAAACTTAATGCTATCGATGTTAAAGAGGGAGAATTAAAAGAATACGATCCTTTTACAGACATTTATACATTTGAACCAATTAAAGATCCAGTCGAAAGAAAAAAAGCTAAAACTATTGGTTATTATGCATTTCTTCAATATCATAATGGTTTTGAAAAAGGAATATTTATGTTTAAAGAGGAAATGGAAGAGCACGCTCTTAAATATTCTTCTGGATATAGAGCTAAAAAAGGGTTTACATTCTGGGAAAAAGATTTTGATGTAATGGCTCATAAAACTATGTTAAGACAATTAATAAGTCATTGGGGAGTTATGTCAATAGAAATGGCTGATGCATTTAGAAAAGATATGTCAGTAATGCATGAAGATGGAACAATTGAATATGTTGATAATGAAGTTGAAGTATTAGAAACAGAAGAAGTTAAAACTATTGAAGATAAGCCAGAAAAGACTACTAAAAAGAAGTCTTTAGATGACATATAAGATAATTAGTTCAAATTCAAAAGGGAATTGTATTATAATTAATAATTGTATAGCTCTAGATATGGGTGTTTCATGGGAAAGAATACAAAGATTTGCTTCTCAACTGAAAGTTGTATTTATTTCCCACGAACACCAAGATCATTTACGGAAATCAACAGTAAATAGATTGGCTTATCAATATCCAAATATCAAATTTATAGTTGCTCCAGAATTAGTGGATAACTTGTTAGATTTAAAAGTGTGGAAAAAAAATATTTGTCTTTTATATCCAGATAGATGGTATGATATGAAAATGTTTAAAGTAAAAATTCAAGAACTAATACATGATGTTCCAAATTCATGCATACATTTAGATTTAGATGGAGAAAAGATAATTTATGCGACAGATACAAATGAAATAAATCATATAGAAGCAAAAAATTATAATTATTATTTCATAGAATCTAATTATGACACAGATGAAGAATTAGAAAAAGTAATATTAGAAAAAGAAAAAAGAGGAGAATATTGCTATGAAAAAAGGGTTTTGTATTCTCATTTAAGTCAATTAAAAGCATTAAATTGGCTAGATATAAATAATAAAAATAATGGTGAGGTAATTTTTATACACCAGAGCCGTAGGTTGAATAATATCAAAAATAGTAATATAACTTAAATGTGGTAATGGGTTACAATTGCAGAAAATCAAAAACATGCTTATAAAATTGGATTAAGAAAAAAGTTGTATGACAAACAAAATAAAATGTATGAAAAAAATGAAAACTTACAAAGGAAGTATATGGAAATATACAAAAGAGGATGGAGAAAAATGAAAATATTAACGAACAAGAAATATAATAAGGTAATTGAAGAAACATTTAATAATGGGCAAATCCAAGTAACTAATAATTTAATGGTAATGGTAGGTCTAGATCCAACTAAAGATAGCTTAAACGATGTTGTTATTCAACAAAAGTCAAATTATGATCAATTAACAGAAGCCAACAGAAAGTTTGGTTTGGACATCGAAATGTATACTGCTAAAATTACTGAACTAAAAAAAGAAGTTAAAGCTTTAAAATCAGATATTACTAAAAATAAAAAGAAATCAGGCAAGTAATGACAAAGAGAGAAGAGCAGGATAGAGTTATAGCTCCAGATTGTTTTGCTTTCCATTTTGATAAAAACGGAAACGCAGCATGTAAAGCACTAACTAAAATTGAGTGTGAATGTTGCTCCTTCTTTAAGACTAATGAAGAAATAAAAAATAATATATTTTATAAATGGAGTTTTAAAAATGAAGATGAATGGAGAAAAGCTGTCAATGCAATGCCTGATAAAACTCAAATATTAATAAGAGAGGAGAATAGAAGATGCAAGAAGAATCAAAATACTACTATTCAAGAAGCCAAGACAAAAGTTTAAAAATATCTGAAATGGACAATGGTTATCTTCATAATGCTCATAAAAAAGCATATAAAGAATTAGAAGAAGTATTTCAAAATGAAGATAAATCAGAATATGAGAAAAAATTAGAAACTTTTAAAAACCTTAACGATGAAGTAGTAAGAAGATATATTAAATTTGGTGACGATAACAGAAAGGTGGAAAATGAAAGTGGAAGAGAACCAAGTACAACAACCGAATAATGAAGAAGAAGGAATTTCGTATAAAATTAACACTAAATTCTCTTATAAAGTAAATAGATCTGAATATGAGGGAAGAGTTTATTACACAATCAATATTTTTGATAAAACTTATAAAGGCGAAAAGATAATGACAGATAGAAGAATAAAGTTTAGAAAAGAAGTTGATCTTGCTGATGGCACATACATCAGAATTAAAAAAGGTTTTGAAGGATTTTTCCCACATAAAAATAATAAATATATCGGTGTACCATATTATTTTGTGTTAGATTTTGAAATATCTGAAAATAATAGAGAACTAAACGATAATTTAGCTGTTAATGATTATTTAGTGCAGGCTGAACAGGCTAATTATGAAGAACCAATGTTTTAGAAAGGATAATATAAATGTTAGCTAATTTATGGATAATTTTTCTAGATTTATTATTGATAGCAGGAATAACTTTTATAATTTTATTATTATATGTAGTTTTAAGTTTTCCTTTCAATCAAAGAAAAGAAGCTAGAGAAAGAAAAGAAAGATTTAATAAATTTATGGATTTTGCAAAAGAATTTAATGCTCCAAATGAAGAAGAAAAACCTAAAAAGACTAGAAAAACAAAAAAAGATACAAAATAATGTATCTTTTTAATTGACAATACATAAAATATATGGTAGAATGTAAATGAAAGCGAGAGAAAATTATGAAATTAGAAATTAGAGATGATTTTAATTTAAAAACAGCATCAGAAAGTTTTATTGAGTATTTAGATGTTTGTGATAATTCATTAAAGACATATGAGAAAGAAATTAAATATTTTATTGAATGGTTATCAGATAATAATATAAAATATCCTTCTAGAACTGATTTTCGTAAGTTTAGAGATGAATTGAAGGAAAGAAAGGGTATTCATACCACAAATAGTTATTTAACTCCTGTGAGACTTCTTTTTAGGTATTTAGAGCTTAATAAAATTTATGATGATATTACAGAAGGAATAAAAAACATTAAAACTAATAACATACCTAAAAAACAAACACTAACTTTAGAACAAATGCAAATGATGGCTGAAAAACTAGATGATCCTAGAGATAAGGCAATATTTAGTCTTGCAATAACTACAGGAATGAGAATTTCTGAAATAGTTAATAGTAAATTAGAGGACATAAAATTATATAATGGAGATATGTGTTTATTCTTTAAAGGCAAAGGATATGAAGATAAAAGTAGTTATGTTAAACTTTCTCCTCAAACAATAGATATAATAAATAAATACATAGAACAAAGAAGTAATAAAGATTGTAAATATATATTTGCATCAGAAGGTAATAGGAATGCCAGGGGTAATCATTTAACTGAAAAGACAGGCAGATTAATAATTAAAAATATATTTAAAAAATTTGGAATAGAAGAAAACCAATTTTCTGCGCATAGTATGAGAAGAAGCTGTGCCACTCTTGTTTATAAAGAAACTAAAGATATTATGGCAGTAAAAAATCTTTTGCGCCATAAGAGCATACAAACTACTCAAAGATATATTGCTCAAATAACTAGAGATGATGATAAATCAGAATATATTGCTAGTAACCTAGTATTTGGTGTTCAACAATGAAAAAGAAAACTATAATTGAAATATTAAATGCAACAATATTTGGAACATCAATGTTTCTATTCTATATATTTTCATTGATGTTTAGATATTATGAATTTTATAATATAATTAATTCATTGATATGTGCAAGTTGGATATTTAAATTAGTAAAGGAGAAGAAATAAATGGCAAGATTAATTACAACAGCAAGAGCTACAGGAACTTATGGCAAAACAAAGTCTTATATATCTAAAGAAGAATTAAGAAAGAAACATAAAAGAGAAAGGATTAATAAAAGAAATGGTAGAAATTAAAAAGACTAGGGGAAGACCAGCAGGCAGAAATTATGACACTAATTTACCAATTAGAATAACTAAAAATAAACGTGATGAATTTAAAATATTATGTTCTGAATGTGGTTCTAATATGAATGATGTATTAAGAAATTTTATTGATCTGTGTTTAGAACAAAGAAATATATATGCTATAGATGTAAATAAAAAGATATAAGTAGTTTAGAACAAAGAAATAATATAGGAGATGAAAGTGTGTATATATTAATTGAGTTAATAATAGTATTCGCATTATTACAATTGATTAATTTGTATATGTATGATATGCTCTGGACGGATAAGGTTGTGAGAAAGTGGCAAGCACGAAAGAAGAAAAACGATATGCAAAGCAATACTACAAAGACAATCCAAAATATCGTAGAAAGAAAATAGCTGATCGTAAAGCAGAAGCTAAAGCAAATCCTAGAGCTGAAGCTAAACGTGAACGAGAAAGATATTCAGATGATCCAAGTTATAAAAAATATAAGATTAAATATGCTAAAGATTATCAAAGAAAACATAAAAGAAAATAATTGCAATAATTAAAGATATTATCGTCGAAATTGGATAAAAATGACGATAACTGCAAAAATATTGCAAAAAATACAAAAAAATTGTAAAAATCACATTGGCGAGTACTGCAAAATATTTCAGGATTTTATAGTCACGATATTTTTAGAACGATTTACATATCATTTATAGTACTATCTTGTTGATATTATGTAGGATATAAAAACTATGGGGAGTTAAAGGTTATCTGGCAATCGTAATGCCGATCACTTCAGACAGCGCACGGAAAAGATTAATTTTAATATAGTATGTTGGGAACGTGCTACCACATTGAAAAGATTAATTGAACCTTATATCCTGCATACTATCAATAATTTAAGTTTTAATTAATAAAATGGCTTGTTTAAATAGCCTTTTTTAATGCGTTTATTATTTTCTAATGGTAATATACCAGAGAATATAAAAACATCTTAAAATGGCTAATAAATAGCATAAATTAAATACAAAAAAATAGGTTACTTAACCATCCATCTTGCGGTCTTGTAACCTATTAATAATTTAATCCATTTGCTAGAGTTTTTCATCTTTTGCCTTTCTGCTAACTTCTCTAGCTCTAATTCGCTTTTAAATCGTTGTTTTAGATAGCTTATAGCTTGGTTATATACTTCTTCATATAGTTCTCTATTAAATTCATCGGAGATTATATCTAGCATATTATTTCTATTAATTCCCTCAAAACCCATGATAATTACTCTATATGGCATTGGATCATTTGGTTCTTTTTCATGACATTCAATAGTATATTTTTCTAATTCTTTTTTAAGATTATCAAGAATTTCTTTCTTTTTAGTAGTATAAAGCCTTTTTTGTGATGTAATAAACTTTCCAAGCACTTTGTCATATTCTTCATATACGACAGCCTCAATGTCATTATAACTAAAACCATATTTAGCTACATCAATCATAGTTGCAATTGGCACTTCATTTTTATATGAATAATGCTTTTCTTTTATTGTTTCTATGCTTAAAGCTTTTGAAATTTCTCTGACTAAATCGGATTTATTTTCTATAAAACCAGATAGTTTGTTATTATCTTCATAATCAAAGCTAAATGCATCTTCAATTCTTCTTTTTATCTCTCTTTTTAGTTCTGATACTGTGCTTATTTGTTCACATGTTTCAATTGGGTTAATTACTTCTATTTTTCTAGCCATTATTTAATCACCCCGAATACTTTAACAACTAAATATTTTTTATCCTGTTCACGGTGATATATTTCGGCCTCGTTATATACCCATCCAACTTGATAACTCCAATTCGCATCACTTGGCCTATAATAGCCAAAATCTTCAATAAACGAGTATTGCTTTTCTTTTAAAAAATCAGGAGTGTTTTTAATAATTAAATTGATTTGTTTTTTACTTAGTTTCATTATAAATTCACCCCATAATCATTTTTCTTATATTCTATAATATTTATCCATTCTTTGATAGTAAATTCCATTTCTATTTTTCTCCTTTTCTAAATTCTAAATCTAATTTTCCTAATAATAAATTAATCTCTTCTGTTATGTCTTGAATTGCCCCCAAGTTTAACATAATTTCTGATTGTATTTTTTGTATTTCTTTATTATTCACTTAATAATTCCTCCAATTCGTATCTTTCCTCGTCATCTAGTGGACAAACTTCTTGTTTTGATAATAAATATTTTAATCTTCTTTTCATTTATTTTGCTCTCCTTTCTTTTCTCCAAAATATTCTTTAATTCTTTTTAGTAATAACATATAATCAATTTCTTGTAATAAGTCTTGATTATTTTTAATTTCTGATTGCATTTTCGATTTTTCCCTTTCTATTTTTCATAATTTTACGTTCTCTAATATAACATAATGGTATTAGTATAATTGCTATATAAAATATCTCTGATAATGACATTTTATTCACCGCCTTTAATTTCTTTCAATAAATCATTTAAAATAATTTCACAAGTAGTAAGTTTATTTAATTCTCTTTTGTCTTGGTCTGTTTCTATACAATAAGCTAGTTCATTTGTTATCATCTCAATAATTCTTGTTACAATTTCTAAATGTTCAGCTCCTGTATAATTCATAGACATATAGTCTATAATTTCATCTATTGTCATTGTTTTATCTCCCATATCTTTTAACCTTCCTTTCTAATATAATTATAGCATAATATATTCATAAATTTATTCAGTATATTGTTGAATTTTTTTACTTTTGTGCGTATATAGATAATACATATAGGAATAGTAGTAATAGAGTATAAAACATAGTAATTGATATAGTATCTTTAACCCATTGTTTTAGACAATATCTTTTAACAATTTTAGTATTCATTATTTAAAAACCTCTTTTCTTTTAAACATTAAGTATAATTTTATTTGAATATATTTTAATTTCTTCTGTGGTTAAAATTTCATCTTTGATTATTTCTAATTTATCAGTTAAATAATATATTAAGTCATCTATATAATAATCATAATTGTCTAAATTATTTTCAGAATAATACAGCATTAAATCACTACTAACATTAATAACGATTTTTTTAATATTATTTAATGCAATAGCTTCTTTCAATGATATTAGGCTATAAAATACTCCATCATTTAATATTACTTTATTTGTCATCATATTTTATTTTTCTCCTTTCTCTTTATCTCTATATTAATTATATACTATATTATATGTATTGTCAAGAAATAAATGCATAAAATAACATAAAAATGCAACTTTTTACGTTAAAACATATAGGACTTAACATAAAATCTGTGTATACTATATAACTATATACCAAAGCATAGTTATATCACATAGTATTCTATAACCAAACACAGCTATATAGCTTTGATATACTTATAATCTCTTATAGTAGTGGTTATACATACATAGAATATGTATCATAGTTTTTATTCTATTCTAGTACTTGGTACTACTATATCTATATTCTTCAACTATACTATGTTTATATATCTATTTCTATATACTTATCTACTACTTACTGGGTATATATAGCATAGTGTAAAGATATAGTTTATAGTTATAGAATATTTAGCATAATATTTAAAAGCATAATCTTTTATGTTATCGAATAAGTTACTATTCTAAAATAGATAACTATACTATAGAGTACACAGGTAGCACTCAAAATAAATCTCTATGTTTGTAATTATATAAATTATGAACATAAAGCCTTATTTGCCTAGATTTTCGATTGATTTAACCGCCCTAGACCCACCCACCGCACTTCAAAATTTGCCTTGTTACCTTTATCCCCAACCCCGTCAAAAAATAACTTTGATAAATGCTAAAACTTTGGTATAATATAAAGACCTACCTGATGAACTAGTCAAACCCAAAGTGTGATGATTCAGGCAAGGCTTCCGAGATGTTAGTTTGACGGCATCTCTGTTTTTAATGTAAGATATAATTAATCAAATAAGAAATAATTTAGAAAAGGAGAAGAGATGATAAAGAAAGTATTTAAGGATAAGACAGGAAATATATGCTGGAGAAGAGTAATGGGAAGTTTTGGATTTCTGTGTTGCTGTGTAGCGGTATTTATACCTGGGATAGAGCTAGAGATGTATAAAGATCTGATATATGTAAGTGGGATGCTGTTAGGGGTAACGACAATAGACTTGTTTAGTAAAGGATAATGTGATATAATGAAAGTGCCTCTAATGATGGCACCTAACATTTAAGAGTTGGTAGGT